ATCTGATAGCAGCCAACATATTTGAAAGTGGATCGTAAATGTTTTTATCATATCCCGGCATTGCATTTGCACGAAATGTAGGGTCAATGACCTGCATTAATCCTTTGGAGGGTGTCCCTCTTTTGGCGTTGATATCCCAGTTATTAATTGCGTTCGGGTTTCCACCTGATTCTGTTTGCATCTGCATCAACAATCTATTTAGATTCGCCTCAGAGTATTGATTTGTCATCCTTAAAGCCTTTGCCGCCAAACTTCTCCATTGTTCCACCCCCGCTGATGGATTATATTTTACAGACGGACTTTCTGTTTCAAATAATTTTTTTACAAACCCCGTTACAGAATCAAAAACCGTATTCACAACCCCTTTTGCGATAGATAATCCCGGCTCCAAAGCATCCGAAAATTTAACAAATTTGTTCACTACAGCCTTTACCAGATCCCCTGGATGTGTCACATAATCCCACACAGTTCCCGCGATATCTTTCACTGTTGACCAGGCCCCATTAAACCATTCTCCTATTCCATCCGCAAAGTGCGGGAGTTCTTCAAGAAATGACTTGGTCTCTTTCGCAGGAAGAATCTTCGTTCCTTTTTCCATCGGCAAAACAACATCCCTGCCCTCCGGAATGAACGGATCTCCATGTGGAGGTACAATCATTTCTTTATAAATGCTTCCTTTTTGATCGTTTACAACGCCAATCGTATCTTCTTTCAGTCCTCCTGTCCCTCTTGCAAACTTCGGCACTTTCCACTTGGCAAACTGTTTTTTTGATCCTACCTTGTCCAAGATCCAGTTTACTCCAGAAATCACACCATTCACGGCGCTCCCAATTGGTGAAATGATGGCATTTGCCACTCCTTTCACAATATCCCCAATCGTATTTTTCAAATTCCGGAAACCATCCTTGATAAAAGAAAATATCTTCCCAAAGGCGTCCTTCGCTTTTCCATATATACTGTCCCAAATTCCTCCCAGTGTACTTTTGATCCCATTCCATACGTCCGAAGCTGATGTCTTGATCTTGTTCCATATTCCCGAAAAGAAGTCTCTGACCTGTGTAAAAATTTCTCCTGCTGTATTTTTGATCCCATTCCACACGCCACTCAACGTTCCCGTGATTGTTTCCCATACACTTGCGGCCGTAGAAGATATTCCTTCCCACACTCCTGTGAAAAACTGTGCAATCGGTACAAAAATCGCTGCTGCCATACTGCTGATTCCGTTCCATACATTTTGGAGTGTTATTCTAACTACTTCCCAAACCGTATAAATAACCGCATAAATAGCATACATAACGCCTTCTATGATTCCCTTGATAAGGTTTAATGGTACTGCAATTACATTATAAATCCGATTCCATACCTCTTGAAAAAACGTGACAATCCCTTCCCAGATATTCCTTACTGTATTCGACATTCCCGTCCAAATTCCAGATGCGGTATCTGAAATACCTGTCCACAAGTCGGAAAAAAATGTCCTAATTCCTTCCCATGTCTCAGATGCCGATTCTACAATACTTTCCCAAAGTCCGGAAATCCACTCTTTAAACGATCCCCATTTTTCTGACAACCAATCTGTAATAGCTCCCCAATTTTTTATGACAGCTATAATTCCTACAATCGCTGCTGAAACCGCCGCGACAATTCCCAATACCGGTGCCAATCCTATTCCCACGAGAGTTACAAGCGCACCATTCAATATAGTAATTGCCCCTATAATCGGTGTAATCACAGCGACTACCGCCGCAATCCCACCAAAAATTTCGACAAAATTTCGCACTGGTTCTGGCAGACTGGAAAACATCTCCGCTAACTCTGCCAGGACTTCCAGCGCCGGTGTTAGAATATCCACCAGATCCCCACCAATTGGAGCGAAAGCGTCTTGGATTCTTCTGGCCGCACTTTCCATCTCCTGTGCGGAGGTGGTTGTTTCTTTCTGCATCTGGGCAGCTTTCCCGCTTATATCTGTATAGCTGTCCCCTACAGTGGTAAGGGCAGATACAAATTTGGTACTTCCATCTTCCGCCATTGTTCCAAAAGCAAGAGCCGATTTATTTAATTTCTCCTGTTGATTTTCTGTGTTCTGAATATCTTGAACAATTGCATCTATTACTTGTTTTTGTGTGGCTTCACCATTCTGCCATTTTTTAAACACGTCTTCGACGGACTTACTCCATCCTCCCGTTCCTTCTACCAATTCCCCTGTTTTTTCATCAATTTTAGACATGGAGTCTTCGATCGTCCCATCCGCAATCCTTGTCGTCACTTCGTTGATTGCGTCATTGACCTTGTCCAGATTGTAAGCACCCGCATCCAGTCCATTCTCCAATAACTGAAAGTATTCCTCTGCCGAATATCCTGCTTCCGCAAATTTCCCGGAATATTCTGACAGATTATCTCCCAGCTCGTTTGTCTTATCAAGTCCATTCTGTGTCCCCGATACAAGAAGATCCATTGCTTTTTGGGCGTCCAGTCCAAAATACTCCATTAGAGCGTTAATACCACGGAGAGATTCATTCATATCTATTCCATAGATTTCTTCCAGTGTGACCGCCTGCGATACTATTTTTTCAAGACTTACGTTGTCCAAGCCCTCCAGGTTCTCCTTTACAGCTACTACCGCATCTGCCACGGTTTCGAGAGAGCCTCCTACACCACTTTCATACACTCTTTTGATAATATCTGCATTTTCCTGCGCTGCCGCCCCTGTTTCTCCGAAATATGCGTTTACTTTTTTTGAAGCATTTTCTAAATCCTGCGACGTTTCCAAAGCCTTGCTTCCTATATCAAGAACCTTATCCCCAACTTCGGAAAACTGATCTGCCGCATCCAAGAGATTTCCAGTTGCGACACCTTCTCCAATCTTGCTCAGATCTTCTTCCGTTTTCTCTGATTGACTGGACAGCTCCTCCAAGGCTCTACGCACATCGCCGATCGATCCTTCATCAATCTGATTCAGTGCGTCACGCATTTTCCCAAGATCTGTATCCGATCCCAGGGCTGCTTTCCCGATTTTATTGATTGCTACCGTTAATTCATCACTGTTGGCTGTGCCGTTTTTCAATGCATTTGTTAGTTTGGATCCTAAAATATCTTGGAACTCGTCCAGGCTTTTTCCTGTTGCTTCCAATAAAGTATGGAGTTGCTTTGTACTCTCCCCCAATTTTTTCTGTTCTTGCTCTAATCTCCCCTGCTGCTGCTTATAAGATTTCAGTGATTGTTCTGTTTCCTCCAACGTTCTTTGAAATTGCCGATATTCATTTATCCCAATTTCTCCGGATTTGAAAAGCTTTTCAACTTCTGATTGAGCCTGCTTCAGCGCATCTAATTTCTTCTTCGTGTTTTCGACCGCATCCGCAAGAATTTCTTGTTTCTGTGCGATCAGTGTTGTATTCTTTGGGTCGAATTTCAGCAGTTTATTTACTTCTTTCAACTCTGTATTTAACCCAGCGGATGTGTGATTGATATCTTTAAGCGCTTTATCGATGGCACTGGTATCTGCTCCAAGCTTTATTGTAATCCCCTTTATTTTTTTAGTTGCCATAGTTCACCCCTTTAGAAGCTATCAAAATCTTTTTGTGTCGCTTTCCGTACTTTTTCTTTTGTCTCCCCTGTTTTCTTTTGATTATCCACAAATTCCTGAATGAAATCCAAACAATCTCCGATCGTCATTTCCTCCATTTCTTCTGTAGTAAGACCACACTGCTTACAAACATAAGAAAAGGACTCTACCGTGAACATTTCATCACCAGAAGAGTCCTGATCATTTATTTTTTTTTACTTTGTGGCATGGAATTTTCCAACAGATCTTTGATTTCAGGGAGCAATTCCTTTAATGGAAACGTTTCAAATCCATCTAACCATTCCATCGGATCTGGAATTGTGCGATCTGCCGATTTCGCCATCGTCCAAACAATATCATACAATACATCCATATCAAAATGGTTTAAATCGTCAAAACTGATTGTGCGTAAATCTGCTCTCTTTTTTGCCCCTGAACCAAATACTTTCGCAATTTTAAGCAAATCCGCAAAGTAATCTCTTCTAAATTGTGCCTTATACCTTTTTGGTAATGCCGCAGTTGATTTAAGACGTACTGGTTTTTCATCAATATATACCGTTTTCTCCATTCCGTACTCCTTTCAAAAATAACATCTCCCATTCCCTCTTTACGCCGATTCTATTTCACTCTCTTTCTCATATACCTTTTTATACCAGTTATCATAAATTTGTGTTTTGGTAGTCTCTGTCGTTTTCGTTTTGACAAGATTATTATCCGGCCGCGGACTAGCTACAATGGCAAGTTCTGTCGTATTTGGATCCCCACTGTCTTTTGTTGTACTTGAAATAGAGGGTCTGTCAACAGAACAATAATACAACAGATGTCTTGTGGCTTTTACATCCCCTTGGAACTCAAAGAGCAGTGCGATTCTTTTTGTTTTTGCATCGGCACTCTCAATCATCACACCTCCATCTGTCTTTTCCTCACCAAGCACATCGCTTCTAAATTCATCCGGCGTCCTGGCGATTGTCAAAGTACCTTCGTATCCCTGATTATTCGGGGCCGTATAATAGTCAATATCATCTGCCTTAAATCGAACCATATCTCCACTTTTATCCATCGTAATGGACACCGCACCTGGAATTTTCGTTGGTGTTCCGTAAGTAATGGCTCCGTCGTCCCCTTCTGTAATTACCGCATAATGTACATTTCTTAATCCAAACTCAACTTTATTCCTTGCTTCTCCTGGCATAATTTCCTCCTAAATTCTAATTTCATAAGCTTTTAAAAACATCTCTTCTGAATCCAAATAATCCTCATAAGATTCATAAACAAGATGGTTTTCATTTAATAATTTCTTTACCTGTTCTTCCAAATCCAGCTTTTTCTCTTCTGTGTATACTTCGATCGTAACCGCATACCCCTCATTATAAACTTCATCGTCTGCATAGAAGCCGATATCCTCATCCGCATAATACAGTATGTAGGGAAGTTCCGGTACCTGGCCCGGAGCCCATTTCAGATATGCCAGCGGCAATCCCAGCGTATTCAACACTTTTTTCAGCTCTGGCAATGTCATTGTCCTAATCTCCTTTCTATTTCCTCCACATACTGTTCCACACACTCTTTCTCCACCTTTTCAATATGTGGATATGCTGGACTTTTCCCAACTTTTCTTCCCCCTCTTTTCAATGCATGCCCCTTTTCTAGAAGATGGGTCAGCCGATATTCTCCTCTCCCAGCATGAATAATGATCCCATTTCGGTCTGTAGTACGCGCCCAGCTTTTGGCATATTTCCCACTCTGCCTTCCCTTAGGGCTTTCTTCTTTCAGTCTCTTTACCGCATCTTCTGACACATCCATCGCGATATCCCAGACTGTTTCTTTTATCTCATCGGTGTATTCTTTTAGCTGCTTTTCGATCTCAAACGCAAGTTTTTCTGGCCGAATCCCCTCTCTCGGCATCTCGATCACCTACTTTCTCCGTACAAGAAAGCTCACATTCTTCCAGATTTTTCCGATATACCCGAAGCACCCGAAGTTTTCTTCCTTGAAAAATAACGATGTTTTCTCCGCCATATTCATATGGGTGTACCGTAAGCATCTCTGAAATCTCAATTCCATTTTGACCTGCCTTATAAAATTCGGCGCCTGATACCGGAAGTCTGCAACACGACACCGTTCTTTCGCTTATTTGTGGTATCTGCTGCCCTAGTTCATCCTCAATGAAGCCTGAATTTCCAACCAGAATTACTTCCTCATCCCAAGTCAGATTCATCGTTCCTGCACTCCTTTTGTATGATCATATTTTTGAGTCGGTACTGGATGCTCCTTGGTGTCGTTCCATCCTCCGGATGCTGGTATTTCCATGTAGCCCAATCCAAAACAAACATAATATGCTCCGGCCACTCATCCAGTTCAATCCCATGCGTATTTTTACATTCCGATATGATTCCATCAATCAATGCTTTCAGAAGCTTATCCCTTACATCTGTCGAAATTCCCAGTCTCGCTTTTAATAATGGCATGATTTCTTCATTCAACATTCTTTCCTCCACCACATAAATTACTCTTCTTTTTTAATCAGTGGGGTTCCAATCCTGTTCTTATCCGTTGCCAATTCGTCAATCCGTGCTTTTGTCTTTTTTCCTTTATACTCATCACCAACATTATAAATGCGTCCATCGTCCTGCAAATCACGAAATTTTTTGATTACGATATATTTCATTATGCTCCCTCCACTTCCTCAAATTTGGCTTTTTTAAAGTTAAACGTAACGATTTCATTATCATCTACTAATACAGTAAATGTGTCTTCTTGCGTCACTCTGAATACGTTCGTTTTCTCCCACGGAATTGCTTCCTTTGATACCATTCCATTCTTTTTGAATGTCATAGTTGTACCGCTTCCTCCAAGCATAAACGGGAAGAAATACCCTTCCTGTTCTTCCTCCTTTTCTTGGTTAAACCCAGTATAGCCCGTCACGTATTTCAACGTTCCTGTAACGCTGCCATCAACCAGGACGGCAGTGTTACTAATCATCTCAGATACCAGTTTCCCATATATTTGATCTGTCTCTGGTGGAACGCTAACTACTGACGGGTCTATCAGTTTCCCTCCGCACTATTTTTATATGTAATATAAAATCCCGCATCTTCATCTGTTTTTTCTACATCGTAGCGAATAATCCCTGCTAAAAGCTTTCCATAAATCTGGTTATCGATCCACTCCACACTAGTGCGTTTCCGGTCAAAAAAGGCACAAAATGCTTTTGCGTCTCCAACAAATCCAACTAGATTTCCCGCTTCTGTTCCAATCATATCATCATCCAAAACGATTACCGGTCGCCCAAGCAACTGCTTTCCGCTTGCCGCCGTGATCGAATCCTGAAGAAGGTATCTTCCATTTTTATCTTTCAGCTTGTCCAGTTCCGCATACAAAGAGGCGGAAATGTAAAACCCTACTGCATATACCTTTTTAATGTCTTTATTGACAAGATCCTTCAGCCCGTCTACCCCTATTACCTCTTTCGCAGTTGCCTTTTTTAACACAGCCGCAATATCCTTATTCGTTGTATTGCGTGCTTGTGAGGAGATCTCCTCCCTAATCAGACCTGTTACATCATAATCTGCATCGTCAATTACTTCCTGAGAAATCGGAATATATCCTCTTCTTGTCTGTACAGAATACTCAATTTCTTCAATTTCCGGATTTGCGAGTTCTGGATTTTCCGCCAGTTCCGCTACTGTATTCATTGTGCTTCCAGCCTTCGCAATCACCGGATATTTTCCTGACGCGCTATTTACAGACACAATCTTTACATAATTTCTGAGATCAACCACATCTTCCGGCTTCATCTGCGGAGTCAGCAGTTCTTCTGGAATCAGCGCTCCCCCATCTACGGACGTAAATCCATCCCTCATCTGTCCTCTGGATCTTACATAAGCATTAATGCCCGCTCTCGCTTCCTCAAGTTTCGCTTCTTCACTTCCCCTCCCGAGATTTCTATGACTTTCTCCCTTTCCCGGCTTTCCTCTATTCAACTCGTTTTCCTCCTCCCGCAACCCTTCTAATTCTTTTTCCGCCTCAGTTACCTTATTGTCATGAGCTTCTCTTTCCTTGGTATATTTGTCAATCTCTTCCTCGATTGTTCTCTGCTCCTCTTCTGTCTTAGCTTCGCTGATCGCGGTCTCCAGTTCCTTTTCTCTTTTTTCAAACTGTTTTGTCAGATTCCGGAGATTCTCAATCTCTCTTTCCTTTCCTTCGATTTTCTTCGCCAGCATAATCTGTTTTAATGCCATATCTGTTTACCTCCCTATTTTCTTCAACTGTTCATGTTTCCACTGCTGCATACGTTTTTCTCTATGTTGTTCTAACTCTTTATGCCTTGCCTGTATTCCTGTGTCTTCATAGGCCGGGAACGTGCATACGGAAACTTCATGCAAATCGATTTCCTCAATTTTCCACTTCACTGTCCCATCTTCACGCCAGTCGGTTTCTTCTTTCAGGATGTTAAATCCAAACGAACATTGATCCACATCTCCACGTTTTACCCTTTCGTAAAGGTTCATTGCGTCAGAATCCTTTTCATTGACATGGATTTCTCCCCACAAGCCGTGTGAATCCACTGCGAGCCTCAGTGTTCCAGATTTATTTCGTCCTAACACCAATGTAGTATCGTGATTAGCTAATGCCCGGATATCATTTCCAAGTGTATTATTAAACGCGTCTGGGGCAATCTCCTCATATGCTCCCGGCCACAATTCTGTTTCTGAATTAAAAACAGCAAAATATCCTTCTATCACCTTGCCGGCTTCTTTCTCATCCCTGGTCTGGAAATCCGTTTTCGCCGTCCTTGTCAGACTTTTTTTATTACGTTCCTCCATTTTTTCCATCACCACCTTTCAACTTACTTTGCTCTCCTATCATTCCCTGTGGAATAAAGTTCTCCAGAATAACCAGTTCATCCAGCCCCTCCTTTGGCGAATCCCCAATCAAGTTCAATACATCATTTCCTGTATAAATCCCACGGATATAAAGATTCATACCAATCTCAGCAAGTTCTCTTGTATCATAAGCTAAAAGGCTCTTTGAATTACACTTGAAATACCAGTTTGGATTTAATATCAGTCCTTTCGTCAAAGTCTGCTGCAGAGTATCCGCAATCGCTTTAATTCTGGTCCTGATGAAGTTGTTGTACTCATCTTTATTGAATGTCCCGACTCCTAAAATAAAAGCTGGTACATCCAGCAATGCTGCTACTGTACGTTTGTCTATCTCCACCGATTCGTTGATTGCGATATCCTTTAAGGACAGTGGTTTTATTTCTGAAACTTCCATTAATTCAGCCGGAATCACCCATGGTTCACCTGGTTTGGCTTCTCCAAGATATTTCTTTTTTACCTGTGCCCTGCCTGCTTCGGTCGCAAGTTCCTCTGTATTTGCATCCACCTTTATAATAACGCTTGGCATATACTGCCCACTCATAAATGTCTTTTTTGTCGCGTTTGCCTGTTTCAAGTTATTCGCCACGTCTTTTAACGGTATACGATATCCTGTCCCCTTCCACGGCCGTTCTGGATCTGGATTGATCGTAAAATGCAATACTTCATCAGCCTCATATTCTCTGTTTTCATATAGAATCTTATATGAATCACCACCGTTTTCTTCCATAAAGCTAACTCCATTCGGCCTAAGGGGTTTTAATTCCCGAATCAGTCCATTTTCCATAATCGGAAGCACTACCGCATTTCCATCACCTGGGAGAAGCATAGAATAGACAATATTAAACACCCATGCTTTTCTTGTCATTAAAGAATAGGGTTCGATATCTATTTTCCTTGACAACTCATTTTTGATTCTGACGTCTCCACTCTCCTTATTCTCCATCAGGTGAATAGTCATCCCAGATACTAAATCTGCTATTTTTTGGCAAGCCGCGCGGATTTCTGGATTCTCTGACAGCCGGACGTATCCTGATGGCAAGATAAAATCTGAAAATGTTGCGCCCTTATAAACGAATACTTTACTCTCATTTTGTGGATCAGAACGAATCTTGTTTTTCTTCTTTTTCTTTGACACACCCTCACCTCCTTTTACCGCTATCTATTCAGCCATTTGCTTGCCGCATTTCCAAGTGCCAGATCTTCAAGATATTGGCAACATGAAAAAACTCCGGCATCAAATAGATCTATTCTTCGAACACCGCCATCTCCATCCACTTTTTCGTACTGTATCATGTCATCTGTCTTTTCGATTGCTCGCACATTCTGCACACAATACTCAAATGCTTCGGAATGTACATAGTAAAATTTCTTATTTTTAACTGCCACCTCTATGTGTCGAAATCCTTCGGATTTCACATAAAAATATTGAGGCTGGTCTTGAATTCTGAATCCTGCTTTCTTCATCTTCAGAAAAAATTCTCGTCCGAATTTTTTATCAAATCCCACTTTTTTGATGCGAAATCCTTTTTTCTTCATAGTTAGAAACCAATTTACAATATCGTCCGGAAGTACTGTCGCTGTATTGCTCATTGTAAGCCACCCATCTTCTTCCCATCCAAAAAGTGGGATCCCATCTTCATCCGCTTTTCTCACAGCCGCAGCTCTTGGAAAGAACGCATGTGTAATACAGATATCCACACCTTTATAAGAACCATACAGGGCACCAGATGTCAGATCATGCAATTTCGACAGATCCGCTCCTCCATACCAATTAATCGGAAGCTTGGCAAGTTCTTCTAATGTCCATTCATACTGGTTATCCGAAGCCCGAAATTCATTGATATCAAAATAGGCGTTCAAGGCGTTCGTGAAGATATTCAGCGTTTTATTTAGATATTCGGTTCTTAACTGTGGTTCATTCATTGCCTGCTCCGCATCGGAAATCAAATCTTCCAGAGTAACCGTTACACCGATTGATGGCGTGCACATCCGCAAAACTTCCGGATCATCCATCCTTGTGATCTTACCTTTGCTATTTAATATATTGCCTTCCTCATCTTGATCCGCCTTACAAATAAATATGAAATAGGAATCGTATGTCTTGTCTGTTATACTTCCATTTAACACCTTTTGTAATGTTTCCAGTCTATTCGCAAGAAATCCGTCTGGAATATCTCCCGCAGTCGATATTCCAATCAACAATTTATTCCGATATGCTTTCATCGCATTTTTCATCAATGTGTATTTCTTTGCTCCGGCGCGTTTCCAAGAATGAAGTTCATCCAGGATCAAACAATTACAGTTCAATGAATCCAACTTATCTTCCTGATTTGCAATAGCGAAAATATCCGCTGTACCGTCTCCAAAATCGACCGCGATGGAATGTTCCTGATTATTATCCCGGATTCTCAGTTTCCTTACATTCGGTTTCAAACCCAACACATTATCAACCAGGAAATTGAAACTCTCTAATGTTTGCTTTACGGAATTCGCCACAATATATGTTTTTGCCCCAGATCGCCTGTCGAGGATGCTCTTCGCTTCTGCCAAAGCTGCACTAAATGAGGTTTTTCCTTGTTTTCTGGGTAAAAAAATAAGCGCTTCATTAAAGCGCCGGATCTCTGTCCCTTTACGGAAGAAACCAAACAGATTAACAATTACAAATTTCTGCCAATCTGTTAATTTCATCAGTTTTCCTTTATAGCTGTTGCCTTCCTTATCTTCTCCTTGAACATGATGTATCGTCCCCTCAATCATAGCAATCACAAAATCAAATTGCTCCTGCCTGAAATCCAAATCCGATCTTTCCAAATCTTTTAGAAATCTATTACATGCAAGAATCCGGTCCTTATTTGCCAGAATCTTCTTCGATACAATGTTCTTTGCGTATTTCACAGCCGTCTGAAAATGCGGTGAAGAAATATTAGTTAAATCCATGTATTATGTTTGCCCTTCTAAGAGCCTCGCAAATACTGACTTCTCTTTTTTCGGCTGTTCTATCTCCGCATTGTATGTTTTAGCATTTAACATCAGACGGTCCGAATAGGTTCCAATATCCTTTCGCAGGTTCTCTAGGCTTGCCAAAATTGGCGATTTTTTTCCACCACTTTTTTCTGTATCGATAGTTGCCTCAAACCCTTCTTCTTCAAATTTTTTACTTAGAATATTATACTGGTACAGCATATCGGAATAAACCTCAACCACTTGATTATACTGTATTTTATAGGTTCCCAGCTCTTTCATGTAATTGATTGTCCTCTTTTTTATACTGTCCCTTGTGGGCGTACTTTTTGCCAATTTGGTCCACTTCCTTTCCTCCGGAAAAAATATTTTCAAATATTCCCGCTATTGGAAAGAGTCCTCTAGCCCGTTTCTCCAATACCGATTTCTTTTTTCACAAAGGGAGGGGGGCCTTTCTTTCCATTTATCAAAATCTTTTTTTCTTTTTCTCTGCCAATACGCACCAACATCTGTGATTTTATTTGTCTTCCTGTCATGCATCTGATTATGATATTCTTTCGACAGGCTAATCAAATTCCAGCTCTTCAATGCAAGTTCTGGATACTCTTCTAATGGATAGATGTGATGTACTATCACTGCTTCCATATACTTTCCATACCTTTTTGCCTCCTGACATTGAAAATGATCCCGTCTAAGTATCTGTTCCCTTTTCTTCTCCCATTGTTTTAATTTATAGAAATTTTTCAACTGTCTCATATCTCACCCCCATTCAAAAAGCATCCGGTTTCCCGGATGCTCTCTTCTTATTCCTTATTCGATTGGTCTATAAACTCCTTCATCATCTTAGTGATCTGCGTCCCCATCGCAATTCCTTTGCTTTTGCACACAGCCCGGAACTCTTCTGCCACTTTTTCATCGACTTTGTAGGTCTTTGAGACAAGCCCCGCCTTTGCGTCCCACTTATCCTGTGGCCTAACCTTTTTCTCTTCCATCGCTCACCTCGTATACAATATTCAAAATATTAGATATCACGCTTATAATCAACGCAGTTCCAATGATCCAGTCAAGCCCTTTTGTCACAGCGTAGTACCCAAGCAGGAAGAGAGATAATAAATTTGATACAATTATACTTTTTCTCATAGATTTATTTGCTGAGATGACTTATAATATAGGCGATGGGTGGCAAGCCCACCGCCTAGCACCTATTTGAAAAACGTCTCATAGATTAAGCAAATCGCAGTTACCAGACCGTTTATTATGCTGACTATGAGTGCCGCTTTTTCAAGTCGGTGCTTTTTCTTATGTTTTTTAGCCATCTCCATTCTCCTTTCCTCATTTCTTGATTCTATTATACTATATACGTATACGTACGTCAAGGGTTTTAGAGGAAATTTCCAATAGGAACGGCAGGACTCGAACCTGCAACCGCCCGGATATAAGCCGTTTGCTCTGCCATTGCGCTACGTTCCCGCATGAGAAAAGCACCCCGAAGGGTGCTAACTACTAACTTTAATTTTCAATCTCATAACTTTTC